CGCGGATGAGATAGCATCTGCTAATGTGCCGTTGTTACGAACGATACCAGCAAAAGCATCAGTACCTGCGTAGAACTTAAGATTGCTCTTAAGTGCACGGTACTTACGAGGCATTGCTAATAGCAAGCCTTGCATTACTGATGTGGTGAAGTTGTTGTCTGCTACTGTTGCAGCATATTCGTGAGCAGCATTTCCTACTGTTCCACGAGTTTGCTTTACGAAACCAGACATGATGGACAAGAAATCTCCTGTTGCTCCATCACCGTTGATAGCAAGATCTTCAATATCGTTACCGAATGCGTTGGTCATTAATCGTACTAGACGATCTTCCAATGCTCCGCCTTCAATATTGTCTTCAAGTGCTTCAGTTGCTACTTCCCAATCAAGACGAATCTTTTTTGTTGTTAGTTCAACCTTTGTAAATCTAGCGCCAGTGTTTGTGTAGTTTGGTGAGCCTTGTGATGCTGCACGAATTACACGCTCTCCGACGTTGACTTTTTCAATTTCCATGGTGTTTGCTCTCATGGTGACACGACGGCCATCTTTAGCGAGGACAGTTGCATCCCAGACGTAATCAATGAAACGTTGTGCTTGTTCAGGACGTAGAATACCTCCTGCGTTGCCAGTTGGATTGACTGCGTTATCTCCAGTTGTTACACCGAATCCTGCAGTAGCAGTGTTACCAAGTTGTGAACCTACAGATCCTCCTGCAGCATTCAGACCAGTTGCACTACCAACACCACCAGATACTAAAGATCCCGCTGAGTTAATCTCTGCGCCATCTCCTGAACCTGGATAGTTTTTTTCTATGTTTGTGTTTTGTTCCGACATTATTTTTCACCTCCTAGTGATTTTTTACCTTAGTTAAATAGGTCGGCATTTGTGAGGAAACGACCGCCCCATAGGGATTTATGAATCACTTGTGGTGATTCCTGTACGATCTCGCCTAGATCGCCAGACTTGCGGAAAGCGGTATCTTGTTCTACAAGATCTACTCGCTTGCCAAACTCGTTAAAGTTGCTCTTAATTCCGTTAACATCAGATGTTACCGTTTCAAGAGATTTTGTTACTGCTGTTACCTTCTCGTTAAGAGATTTGATTGTTGCAGCAAGATCGCCAAAGGCATTAGTAAGAGAATTATTAATTTCTGAAACTGCCTTAGCAACTTCTTCTTTAACATCTGTAGCGGATTTTTCCACTGCGTTCTCTACTTCAACTGCTGCTTTTGCAACAGAAGATTCTGCACTAGCGTCATCTGATTTAGCAATAGCAGTTTCTTCAACTGCTGGTGCCTCTTCAGCGACTGCAGGGGTTTCTGCTACATCTGCAACGATTGCCGTTACTTCTGCCACTACCTCTGCTGCTTGTGCCTCTGGAGCAACCTCTGCATTTTCAACTGCAGTTTCTAGAACTGCGCTTGTTGATTCTGTCATTGGATTTACCTCCTTAGTAATCTTAATTGTATTAATGCCTTTAGCACTATCAACTAAGAATTTTATTAGTTTTTCAGTATCTTTATCATTTTTTTCTATAAAGCCAATATTCTGCATTACGTTACCATTTACTGGACTTGTTGCAGAGTCAGAATCAGATACCATAACAATACCGTTTTCTGAATCCCAAAATACATTTTCAATTTCTGTTTTTGATAGATATCCATCAACTACGTTTTGTCCATTAATTTTTTCAATAGAAACTATGTTTGCAAATTGATTTGCTGGATTATCTACAAGAGAAAGTTCTGACAATTCATAAGTTTTAATTACACGAATTGTTTTGTCTATTTTCTCATCGTAAGCGTCATCCCACTCTTTGATGTTTCCACCAATTGAAAAACCAGTGTAGGTTCCGTCTAAAACTTTTTCCCATGCATTTTGTGCACCCTTTGAAACATAAGCAGAAACATAAACTCCGCTATAAAACTTTTTAGTGCTTGGATCAAAATACTTGTCTTCTTTAAAAGAAACAATTTTGCCAACAGCACTTGGCTGGTGCATTTCACGAAGATTGCCACGGAAATTTTTAAAAGCAGTTATACTAGATTCTGTTGTTACAATGTCATTTTGACGGTCAACGTTGTCAAGGGTTGCAAAACCAGACACCATACGGCGTTCAACGTCTATCTTTCCGATGGGCATTGAAAGGCGAACATTGTCACCTTTAGTTTCCCAATGAGCCTTATTTGTTAACATAACGTTATAATTATAGCACCGCTTTAAAGAAGTTTCTCAACTATTGAGACGATCTACCTTCACCCTGTGCATTGCGTCCAGATATTGTAGTTGGTGAATCAGAATTGTTATTTGTTCTTTCTGAATCTCTTTGACGATCCCCTGCTAAATTTGCTCTAGCATCAGTTGCTTGTCTTGGAGACATAACAAATGGCTGATCTCCATCTGCTCTTAGTGGCAAGTCTAACGCTTCACGAGCCTCATTTGGAGTCATAACCTGAGTCTTTACATATCTTTCAAGAATTTGAGATTGTGCAATTTCATCAGTCAAAGTTAATTCGTTAAACTTAAGTTCAAGAATGTCTGTCTTTTCTCTAATAATCTTGTTTACAACCTTCTCTAAATGTCTTTGTGCTGGACGAGATACTTGCTCTTTAAATGTGCGATCTTGAGAAAGTGCTGCTGCAATGCCTGCAGAATCTGCACCACCTAGTTTTGAAATAGGAACTTGATGGGCAATTAGAATGTCATCACGGTTTTGCTTGCGATACTCTTTGAATGATCCATCTTGGATACCGTTTTCAATTGGCTCCATCTTAAACTCAACTTTATTGCCTTCTGTATCTCCAGGAAGCGGGATATAAAGAGTTCTGTGTGACTGAGCCTTAAGTCCAGTCTGTAAAAATCTAAACATTTTATCTTCAGCATCGCCTGAAAGTTTTGCACCCTTTAGGGTTACAACATATCTTGGAACAGCCTTGTTCTCAAAGTAGTCAATATTATATTGAGACGCAAGTTGATCTCCAATGAGAGATGGCATTGCTGCAATGATATCTGGAATACCATAGAATGTGTTTAAAGGTGAGTATTCTTTTAAATGAATAATCTCATTGGGACGTGGATCTGTTCCCATAGGGTTTGCATTCTTTGCCCCAAAGTTTCTGAAGTAAACCACCTTTTGACCAATAATCTGCACAAAGCCATCACGCAAGCGTCGTATACGAACGGTAGTTGCTGGAATATGTCCAACATAACCAATCTCTCCAGCAGTTGTTCTACCTACTTCAATAAATCCATTACCTGTTGCCTGAAGATCTGTGTAAACCTTCTCCATTGTTTTTGTAAAACTGTCATCATCATTTAAATTTTCTAGCCAATCACGTAGTTGGATCTTGGCTCTTTCAATACGATTACGAGCACGGTCTACCGCACTTGCATCTTCATTCATTTCAAACCTTAACAACGTTCTATCTGAAATATCAAAACGATATCCCAAACCTACAACGTTTTCTACCTTAGCATCAATAGCAGCATGATTAGCAAATGATGTGTCATAGAAGTTGGCTAACTCATACATGTTATATGGAGGAGTGATTACGTCAAATAGTCCGTAGCCATTTCTATATACCGTGCCAGGATTGATTTGTTTTGATCCAGCATTCACTCCAGATGGTGTTGCGTTTGCTGCATCTAAGTAAGCAGCGTTAAATTCTGGGGCAGCATACTTTGTTAAGTTGCGTGTTGTTCTACGACGAAAGTTTTGATCAAGTCCAACGTAATCTTTTAAAACATCCCAACTTTTATTAAAGGGATCGTGTGATTTAAAAATATTGTCTTCTTTTTCTTCTGTATTAAGACTTGCACGGATATACTGTTCTTCACTCATCCATTGCCCCTCTTCCATGCTTTTCTAATGTTTGTTGTGCTGCATGCCAAGCACCTAAGTCATTCATTGAAGGAATTAATCCTTCCTTTAATCTTGCCTTTTGCTCGGAATATTCTTCTTCACTAACCTGAGTTAGCCCTGGAACAAATACAGCCTTACCAAGTCCATCATCTCCGTGATGCATTGCAACTTTTTTTAATTCTGCAATTTTTGAAAGATCTCCACGGTCGGACGGTATATTTAAAACTGAGCCTTCTTCGTCTGTAAACCATTTACCAGTAGATGTCTTATATACGTAAAGACCCCAGTCATAATGCTTATCTATTACCTGACGACGTACATTTTTAACATAAGGTTTACCAGTTTTTGGGTTAATTAAAGATTCCATAACCATAAGTATATCAGACTATACAGGTGTAGAGACGTTCGTTGACCATTCAGTATCTGCATATACATTTAATTTTTCAGGTTGATAAACTAGGCCTTCTCCGTCATCAACAATTATCTTATTTGTGCCTATATATGTTTTATAAATATCTGATGGATTAATACCATAGAACTCTGATGATCCTATTACTAACATACCGTCCCAAGTAAAGTTATTAAACCAGAACTGCCAATCGTTTGTTGTTATACCGTCTGTTAATACCTGGAACCAAGGCCTAAACCTTCTGCTTTCAACCTCTTGTAGGCTGTTTGCCTGATAATATGCAATGTTGTTAAATAATATTGGCCCTGTTAAATTTATGCTTCCAAGATATGAGTTATATACAAGAGAGGTTAAAAATGCTACACCTATAGATGACCACTCTTTAAGAGATAGGACTGGCTCTCTTACTAGGCTACCATTTAAATAAAATCCAACACCATTATAAGGTATGCCGTTTTGATTTAAAACAAATATTCTACCTCTATCCAAGTCAGTGCTGTTTGCCTGTAAGTAAAACTTTAGAGTTCCACTCTTATGGTTAATTTCAAAAATCTCTGTTGCTGTTGCTGGAAACGCATCTTGATCATATCTTAGCCACAGTTGCATAGCGCTTACTTTATAGTTAGTCGCTAGTTCCTTGTTAATTGGAAGATTTAACCCACGATTTTCTAGAATATTTATTTCGCCACGAACTTCAATTCCAGATGTTTTTGTCAGGTATAGGTACGGAGTGCTTTCTTTATATATACTAAATGGATTCTTAGAC